CCGTTGCCATTTAAGGGGCCGGACTCTACTTTATTCCAATTACTTGGTTTTGTTGTTCAAGCCGGGCAGCGGTTTGCGACTATAACAGATATGAAAGTGGGCGATGGTAATCAACAAGCAGCCGTAGGTACTACTTTAGCGTTGATTGAACAAGGCTCACGGGTCATGTCTGCAGTCCACAAACGCTTACATTACGCGATGAAGACCGAGTTTAAGATTCTTGCACGAGTAATGGGGGAATATTTACCGCAACAGTATCCATATGCGATCGAAAACAAAGAAGCCTCTGTTATGGCTAAAGATTTTGATCGCCGTGTAGATGTAATACCGGTATCTAACCCAAGCATATTTAGTCAATCTCAGCGAATTGCCCTGGCACAAGCTGAAATGCAATTAGCGGCCCAGGCTCCTGAACTACACAATATGGAAGAAGTTTTTCGTCGCATGTACGATGCTTTAGGTGTAGAAAATGTTGATAAAATTTTAAAAACCACGCCGGAAGAAAAACCCAATCCCAAAAATCCGGCTCAGGAAAATATGGATATATTAGAAGGATTACCGCTTAAAGCGTTTGAAGGTCAAGATCACCAGGCTCATATTATTGCTCATATGATTCATGGTAATACCCCGATGCTTCAAGCACAGCCGAAAGCAGCAA